GGCCATCTACTGCTTCTTATAGTAGAAATCCATCTTATATGTTAATGAATAATGCGACTAATTTTGCATTATATGAGAGATAAGAACAAAGTGAGAACAAAGAAAATGGATTTATCGCAGAAAACAAGGGTTTTTTGCACCATTTTTTTATTGACATTTGAGTCAAAACATGATAGCTTATAAGAATAATAACAAAAAGGAAAAAATACATTATGACAAAAGAAATAGACATTAAAATTACGACTTCACCAGTTACAGACTTTGAAGATTTACACAATAAAGTTGATAGTTTACTTGCAGAATGTAATATTAAAATGACTTCTTTAATAGAAGAATATAATCACAATCTGATGATAAGTGATGAATTTGATACTGATAAAAATGAAATCGATACTGTTGATTTAGATAATAAATTTACAGAATTAACTGATTACATTACTGACTACTCACAATAAAAAACGAAAGATATACATTATGACAATACAAAAAAATCAAACAATCTATTCAGTAGATACTGGCAAAGTAGAAACTGTTGATATTTATGACGACCCAATAGAATTTTTAAATTCTTTAACACTTGATGAGATAATCGAAACAAGTCACAAACTAATACAAGGAGACAAATAATATGTCAAAAACTAAAAACTATTACTGGGATCAAGCTACTAAATTCCTAGAAAATATTCAAACTGATATTGAAAAAGGAATTTTATCTAACAAACAAGCGTTAGAAAAAATGATGACTACTAATGTAATGCTTTCACTTGAAGGCATTGAAAACAAACAAGACGCTGAGGAATTTATTGACTCTATCGGCGGACTAAATCTTAAACAAGTTTAATTGAAAGGAAACTATATTATGGAAAAATTTGAAATTATGCAATCTATCTTTGCTGTGACTCAAAGTATGCCGACTAATGGCAGAGGTAATGCTATTAACAGAATTAGATTATTAAATATAATTGATAAACTATATGAAACTGATAGAATTGATGTTGTATTTAAAAAAGAGTCTTATGGTTCTCACAATCTTAAACACAAACGCCTTGTAAATAAAGAAGGCGTTAGTCAGTTGATTGAAAGTGAAACTATATTGAGGGCTCAAGTATGTTAATTAAAGTGGGCGAAGAAATTACTGTTGGGATGAATTTCAACAGTAAGATAAGGCAAGGAAATATAACTGATATTTCGATTGCAACAAAACCGGGTGACCCTGCAGGAGAGCAAGGCACTCAAGTGAATGAATATGATACTGATTTAAAATACTCAGGATCAATTTCATTTGTAAACAATAGTGGACAATACTGGGCGTATCTTTCACAAATAATAGGAGACTAACATTATGACAGGCGATGAAAAATTTATTACGGCAATACTAACTCAAGCAGTTGAGGATGCTTCGTATGAAGGTACTAGAAAAAGGTACATAAAACACAAAGTAAAAGCAATCGATTGGATTGTAAAATACGATCCACAGTATCAAGAGTACTGTAAGATGATAGGTCTTGACCCATCTACGATACGAAACAAAATATTAAAAAATGTTAATATGACATTAACAAAAAAACAAAACAAACAAATCGAAAGGACTCTATGACATTAAAAACTCACCACATAGACTACAAATTTAACGAAGGCAAAATAATGCAAGAGATAGAGCAATATGTTGATAAGACTTACACATCACATTATGCTCAAGATGTAACTAGACAAGCCACAGAAACTATCATTGACCAAGGTCATGGTACAGGTTTCTGTATGGGCAACATACTAAAGTATGCTCAACGATATGGCAAGAAAGATGGTCATAATAAGAATGACTTATTAAAAGTAATACACTATGCTATAATACAATTGTCGCAAGACCACTATTAACTGTTTCTCCTCTCCAAGCTAGCTTGGAGTGGTTTCTGAAGGAAGCACATAGGGTACTTATAAGAATAGAGAATTATATATCTAGTAGTTATTCCTCTTCGGATACACTAGGCACTTCTTTTCTTTGTAAGTGCCACCCATATCTATTTGACCAAACAGCATTTATATTTTCTTCTATCTTTTCAGGTATGTCTAATAGCTTGACTTCTTCTTTATCATTCATATAATTATTTATTTAAAAATTTTACATGCTTGACATTTGAAATTTACAACTTGTAAACAATTGTAATACTATGTTTGTAAATCAGTAAATTTTGTATGTGTAAGTTATGTGTAAGAAATGTGTAAGCATTTAAGTATCTGTTTTTTGCATAATGACTAGTTGATATTACTGTGTTAAACACATAGACTTTTCTAATAAATATTTGTATGAAAGGACACAAATTATGTTACGATATTTTAAAAAAATCTCCCATCTTATTAGCACTAACTTTTATTTTTCTGATAACACTTACGACCACGTTAATCCAGACCTCGTCAGGTACTATAAAACTGAATACGGTAATGACTGGAAGGCTGCCATTGAATACGATCAATATAAAAAAGGATTAGATAATGAAAAAACTGTTTAGTATTTTTATGAGATTGTTTGAAACAGACCAACAACGAATAGAAAGATATCTTTCTCGATCCCAAGACCTTGCTGATTTAGAACAGCGAATGAAAGAGTTAGACAGAACACGCTTTAGCGATAACTTTTACTTATAAAAAAGGGCGATTTAAAACCGCCCCTCTTATTTAATTTAAAATTTTTAGAAGCTATATTTAGCACCAAGAGAAAAAGACTGAGTATCAGTCCCAGAATCAAGGTCACTCATTTGCCCCTCACCATATACAGTTAGACTAGATACGATTTCTTTAGCAACGCCAGCAGTATAATATACTCCTGTTGATTCTAAGTCTTGATATCCTACTGTTAAGATACTTATTCCTGCTGTTATTTCAACACCAGTAATATCCGTTGCAGCGTCTTTGATTGTATAAGAAGTTCCTATTGTTACTGGACCAACACTTGTTGTTGAACCTGCACCCCAATAAGATATATCGCTATTTACATCATCAGCATATCCTATAGATATATCACTACCAAATAGAGTAGCAGATATTGTACCTTCAAACTCATCAAATGCATCTGTGTTACTAGATGACCCATCAGCAATTGCTAATGTATCAAGAGTAAGACCTGATGCCGTTGTAGAGAATGAAAGGGATTGTGATGAACGAGCAGCATAACTTTGGTCAGCATTCGATCCATATACATTAAAGATGTTAGTTTTACCACCAACATTATCCGTAAATGGATGTGATTGACGACCTACAGCAACTTTGCTTGTATCGAAAGATAGACCGACATAAGAGAGTCTATTAGTTAATGAATTAGTTGTAGCGTCCGTATCTAATCCTAATTCGAGTTTAGCAAAAGCACCTATCGAAGAACCTTCAACGGATGGTTCAGAAAAATCTAAACCAAGTTTCGAGCCGTTATCTTCGAGTTTATTATATGCAACGCCTGATGTATTTTCATCATGGCTGTACTTATAATTAAATGCACCGTAAGGTGTAATTTCGGCAGCACAAATCGCTGACGAAAAAAGTACTACGCTAGTGATAGCTAGTATTTTCTTTATCATTGTATCTCCTTTTCTTTAAAGAATATTAATATAGAGGTTTTCAATTTGATATCTCAAACTTCGCATAATATATGCTACTATTTATATTGATTAGAAATTGTTATCTACCCATTTGTTGAAAGAATATATTGTATAGAGAGGTATAAAGGTAAGTAATAAGAACCAGAGAAGTAACTCCATTAGTTATTCACAGGAGCATTGGCACGCCATTGATAACAAGACCAGTATCTTGCACTTGTCTTATCTTTAGCAGTATCACATCTATGTCTTGCACGGAATGATTTTCTTCGTGCTGGGTTATCTCTCTTAATCGATAAGCCTGTTGTATCGCCAAACGATACCTTTACGATATTACCTTTAGGGTTCTTCACATACACATAAAACTTTTTACTACCACCTCGTATCGGGTCATTCAGTTTAACCTTCTTACCTTGATACTCCGCTTCGGTGATAACTAAATCTTTATAGGTCTCCTCGCATAAACAATCAATGTTTTCCACTTGTTTGAATTTTAACATATAACTATTTATACACCTTCGAGACCTTTAAAGATTTTTGGAAAGATTTTTTAGATAAGCTCAGGATCACAAAAAGCAAAGGTCTTACCACAATACTCACATGATACCTGATTCGTCTTGTAAGGTATCAGATAATACACAAGAGGATGCTCTTCGACAGGACTATTGAGTAGTTGGTTACCATCACATGACACCTCCCTTGTATAAGTGATTGCTGTGTTCGTATAGACACTCTCACGCCTTTGTTGATATATGTTCTCCATTATCCTGTACCTGAGTTTATGTCAGTTCTTCGTACTGCATATTGAATCTTTGTCTTACGAGATTTACGCCTCTTCTTATCCGAACGCTTCTGCTCATGTATCATACTATCTACGAGTTTCTTTGCTCGTTTCTTTTCTGATACGCTGAACAACTCTAATTGCTCATGTACTGTTGATACCATTCTATCTGACAGTTTAAGCTTCTGTTTCTTTAGGTCTGTAATGAGAGTTTGATTGGGGTGATGTTCTTTTTCAAGTATGAGAATCCTATTGTCTAGGTTTCTATGTAGAGTAGTGTAAGAGTTTTCCATGTCTTTTTTCCTCCGAGAAAATTTTTGATATCTTTTCTAAACCAGATGTGCTGAGTTTAGAGGTAGTCATTGATATTTATTCTCTTGAAGATTTATATATGTAGTATGTTATCGAAGAAAGAAGTAATAGAGAAGCCCGAATATAACTGTTGCATCTAGACATAGCGACCATACAATGTATGCACGGAACATCCATTTAGATAAGTTCTTCAGATGATACTTCATTTTCGTATCTCTTTGTATGTGAGTATCATTAAGGCCGTTGTGCCTACTATGAGTACAATGAGAAATAGATACGATAGAACGATTGTTGGTAGTAGGTAGAGGATGCTAGAAATTGCGATTAGAACTCCACAAATTCCAAAAATAAAATAAATTGTGTTTAGCATGGGAACCCCTTTGAGTTATTTATACAGTAGTTATCTATGCCCTAACAGATCCCTTATGTACGCTAACAGGTCATGCTCAGAAAGCGACCCCCTTGAATGCCTCGGAATTCCTAGTTAAGGTCTATTCTTCTCCTCT